AAGGAGGTTTCGCATGAAAGAAACCAAGTTACATGAAGAAATGCATGAAGTCATTTCTAACAACAACGGATTGTACATGTACCTGAGCGGCCTTTCCAAAGGGCGGTCAAGTACACCAAGATCCAGCCTCTATAATTTAGAGGGAAAGACTGAAATCCTTGAGCCGGATGAAGTCTTAGCCAAGTGGTGCACGCATCTCGACTCCCTGGACAATGCAGGGACCGTTGAGCAGGAAGTGTACCAATTTGATCTCCACCAGAAGGAGAAGTGGGGTCCGCAGGGAGGTATTGCGCCCATCGACGATCTACTTGAAGAGATCGTGTATCCTACGTTCCTCCGTAAGGATACGGCAACAGCCTTCTCAACAGACGCGTGGCTGTCAGCGAAGCGACAAGTTGAACGTGAGTTGCATCGCTGGGGCTGTGTTGGTCTGTCACCAGTACCCTACGACCGCGTAGTTGATGACATGCGCGCACGAGATACTCTCGAGTCAAATTCAGGCTGGCCTCTGTTCACCCGCAGAAACAAGCCTGAAGTCATCGCACAGTCTATCGAGGAGGCTGAGAATGGTCTATGGAAAACGTATCCTGCCATAGCTCTGTTCAGGAATTACAATCGCAAGACTCGTCTGGTTTGGATGTTTCCGATGAGCGCGAACCTCGTGGAAGGCTCCTTCTTCCAACCTCTTCAACACATCTTAATGCAGAAAGAGGTAAATTTCCTGGCACCATGGAGTGGTTTTGAGAAAGTGCGCAGTATGATCTCTATGATCTACACGCACCCTGGAATCATCAAGTGTATTTCTGCGTCTGATTTCAGTAAAACAGACGAACACTTCCGTCTGGCTGCATCGAACGAGGTATGTGATGTCTTGGCCACATGCTTTCAACCTCGATACAGGGAAGCGCTTCGCGAATCAATCCACTACATGCACACAATTCCGCTCGTAATCGGTGTGGATCGTATGCTTGAGGGTGAACACGGCGTTAGCTCCGGCTCAAACTGGACTAATTTTATCGAGACGATCTTTGACTGGATCTTCTCGTATTATGTCCGCGAACAATTTCGTGGAGGCAACGCTGTGAGTGGTTTCTACGCTATCGGCGATGACATGGCGTGGTGCCACTATAACAAGTACAGAGCGGAGTTCCCTGAAATGCTCGAGACATTAGGGGAACAAGTAGGACAAGAGATCAACGCCGAGAAAGTAAGTAACGAGCCTGACAAACTCGTAAGCTTGCAGAGACTCTTTGTCCGTGGTTACGTTCGTCCAGACGGGTTGACTAGAGCTGTATATCCTACCATTCGAGCTCTGAAATCGCTGGTCTACCCGGAGCGGTTCCACAAGCCGTCTCTCTGGTCAAAGGACATGGAAGCGATCCGTACCTTCATGATCCTCGAGAACTGTGTTGACCACCCTCTCTTTGACGACTTCTGTAAATTTGTGGCTGCTGGTGATCCCCATCTTAGGGTATTCGCGAATTACACCGTTCAAGAGCAGCGGAAGTTGTACCGGGCGTCAAAACTCATCCCGGGACTGAGCCAAACGTACAATCAGGAGAAAAG